ACGGGTGCGTATTTCGGGTCTCGCCTTTGCTTCAAATCGTCCGCGCTGGCGAAATACGCAGGTGAACAATTCGCTGAAATCTACTTTGCTTTCGTGGGGAAATAGATGATGGGAGGATGGATAAAAATATATCAAACCATTCGGGAGCATTGGATATGGAATGATCCGCGAAAATTGAAGTGGTGGATCGACCTGCTGATGCTCGCCGAATGGAGAGATAGCAAACGCCTTGTTGGATCAGACCTCGTAACCATCAAACGGGGGCAATTGATCGCATCCGTCCACTATCTCCGCGAGCGGTGGGCGTACAAAGATGACAACGGGGTGCAGCGCAAGCCGTCCGAGCATACCATCCTCAAATTTCTATCTCTCCTCGAAGCAGATCAGATGATAAGCCGCGCGAAACACCCTGCCACCCGTGCAACGATGATTACGATAGTTAATTACGATGATTACCAGCAGAATAGCGCAGCAGGATGCAACGAGGGCAGCAACGACCCCTGCAACGACGGGTGCAACGATCCCTGCACAGAAGATAAGAATAATAAGAATATAAAAGACAATAGAGAGGGGAAAAGTGGAAAAAGCGAAAAACGCTTTTCCCCGCCCTCTATCGAGGAGGTTGATTCTTATATCAGGGAAAAGGGGTACACGGTGGATGCCGAGCGATTCGTGAACTTTTACGAGAGCAAGGGATGGTATGTCGGCAAGAACAAGATGAAAAACTGGCGTGCGGCGGTGGCAACATGGCAAAAAGAAGACAACAAACGAAATGGGATCAATCAACAAAGATCATGTGATAAACGTCGAGGGACTGAGGCGACAGCTACTCGCCCGGAAGACTACGAGGGGAAATTTTAAGTGGTCGGTGAGCTTGAAGCAGGCAGCGGACATTCTGCTGGCAGCATATCAGGCGGAAGTCGAATACCGCCACCGCAGGTTCATCGAGGACAAGGCGACCAAAACCAACATCGAACGGCTGGCCGCATTCCTGATCCGCGACGATGCCAAGTTCGGGGTAATGCTCTGCGGCGTACCCGGCAATGGTAAAACAACTCTCCTGTATGCCTTTCAGTCGGCGGTGAATTGGCTCAACGACATAGGGCATTTCGAGGGCAAACGGGCCGGTATTCGGATCGTCGATGCAAAGGAGGTAGTTATGCTCGCAAAGGATTTCGAGGCATTCCGTAACCTACGCAATATGCCGATGATCGCCATTGAGGACATGGGGCGCGAACCGATAGAGGTTCTCGACTATGGGAACATCCTCAATCCGGTTGTCGATATGCTCGAATATCGCTACAACATGCAGCTCTTCACGTTCATCACGACCAATCTCACGAAATCGCAAATCCGCGAGAAGTACGGCAACCGCATCGCAGACCGATTCAACGAGATGCTCGAAGTCATCATTTTCAAGAATGAGACCTATCGGGACAAATGAAATTAAGGCGATTTGCCGCGAGTTTCAGGTAACGGCGATAAGATGGTCGGATAATCCGAAATAATGCGGCATATCGCAGAAAACAGAGCAAAGACACAAAATTCAACGCAATGGGGACAGAAGTAAAATTAAAACGGGAGGCAATCGAGCGACGCATCGCCGAATTGGAGGGCAAGATGCCCGACATCCAAGCCTCCAAAGAGGGAGCCGAAGCGCGGGCAACGATCCGCAGGCTGAAAGCGCGGCTCAAAACCTATCCGCAAGAGCCGAAAAAGCGGATTTACAAAGTCAAGGCCCGATTCATTTTCGACGGCGTTTTCGAGATTCGCGCCCACACTCGCAAAGAGGCCGTGCAGATGGCAAAAATCGGATGCGGGATGAACATCGGAGAAATCCACACCTGCTACGGGACTGACGTAGATTGGGAATTTGATTGCAAACCGGATAAAATCGTGAAATAACCGATACCATGACACAAGACGAATTTGACGCACTACGATTTTGCGCAGGCATGATCGCAGAATACAGAGGAAGCTGGTATAAAGTCATATCATGCAACTTTCCCGAACGCTTATTTGCCTTATGCGATGACAGCGGAATTGATGCAGACGACCCGATGTGGGTGCGTTGCGAAAATGTTTCACAAGTAAGATATAGTTAATCATGATTCACATAGGAGCTATCAGGAAAATATTTCGCGGCTGGCGCATCCTCATCTGCGCATGGGTGGACGACAATAGCCCGCTGAAATCGCAGTTTTTCATGCTCTTTCGCGGCGATAACGGGAAAGAGTACATCAGGATCGGAAAGGGGTACGACCCCAAGACAGACACCTACCCACGCATGGTCGTTACGCGCTGGTCGATCATCCGGTATGTCGGGGAACGCCATTGGGAGAAATCCTTTGTGTGGTTCGGCCTCGGTAAATTCATGGACGGCAGGGATATGTAATAATCAATAATTCAACGCAACTATGAAAGAGAATAAAATCAGTATCGAAATCACCGCTGACGGTTGGAAAACCGATGTAACGATCAACGGCAAAACCTATTCCGAACGGCATATCGGACATTATGGCAGCTCGGAGTGCGTCGAGGGGAACTTTGAAGAAGATGATGAAATCCCCGAATCAATCTACGATGCGCTCAACGACTTTTTCTGCTTCGGCTGCCAACAGGCATTGGCGCAGTTTGAAATTGAAGAGGGAATCGAGGAGGAATAGTCATGGAGATCAAACCAAAATTTCAGTTCGTCGAGGGTAGTTTCGATACCCAACGGGTAAAACTACTCTGCATACCGGATGATAATCACGGACGGGTCGATCTCTGCATCAAAGACCCCGACTGCGGATGGAATATCCCTATCGGCCAAATAAAGCTATTCAGCCGCGATTTGTACCGCGACTTCAAAGAAACACTACCCGACGCTACGAAACTCGGAGAAGAGATCGCACGTCGATGGAATGAATGCGAAACCAAAAAATAAGGCGATATGAAACTGCTATACATCGACTTATTCTGCGGAGCTGGCGGAACCTCTACCGGCGTTGAGAACGCTCGCCATGATGGACGGCAATGTGCAAAGGTCATCGGGTGCGTAAACCATGATGCAAATGCGATTGCCTCTCATGCCGCTAATCATCCCGACGCGCTGCACTTCACGGAGGATATTCGCACGCTGGAACTCTCGCCGCTGACAGCTCATATCGCCGAAATGCGGCGGCAATATCCCGATGCGTTCGTCGTCTTGTGGGCTAGTCTCGAATGTACGAATTTCAGCAAGGCCAAAGGCGGCCAGCCCCGCGATGCCGACAGCCGGACGCTGGCCGAGCATCTCTTCCGATACATCGAGGCTATCAACCCCGACTACATTCAGATCGAGAACGTCGAGGAGTTCATGTCATGGGGCGACCTCGACGAGAACGGCAAGCCGATCAGTAAAGATGCAGGACGGCTGTATCAGCAATGGGTGTCGAATGTCTGCGGCTACGGTTATCGGTTCGCGCATCGGATTCTAAACTCGGCCGATTACGGGGCATACACCACTCGTCGCCGATTCTTCGGCATCTTCGCCAAAGAGAGCCTCCCGATAGTGTTCCCCGAACCGACGCACAGCAAGGACGGCGCAACGGGATTATTCGGTCGGACGCAACGCTGGAAGCCCGTGCGCGAGGTGCTGGACTTTTCCGATGAGGGCGAAAGTATTTTCGGGCGCAAGAAACCGCTCGTCGATGCGACCCTCGAACGCATCTACGCGGGTCTCATCAAGTTTGTTGCAGGCGGCAAAGAGGCATTCTTGGTGAAATGGAACTCGATGAGTCAAACCGGGAAATACCACGCACCGAGCATCGACGAACCTTGCCCGACCGTTGCAACGCAGAATAGGCTCGGCATTGCGCAGGTCAATTTCCTTTCCAAGCATTACGGAGGCAGTCCGGAGGGCAAATGCGTTTCGGTCGAAGAGCCTGCGGGGACAATAACGACATGGGATCATCACTCGTTCATCACGGCATATTACGGGAACGGGCATAACCACTCCATCGACGCACCCGCGCCGACGCTGACCACAAGGGATAGGCTCGCGTTCGTGGATATGCAGTACGGGAACGGAGCGCCCTGCGACATCGAAAGCCCTGCACCGACGGTTACAACCAATCCGAAACTCCAGCTCGTAACCTGCCGAATGGAGCAGCAAGAAAGCACAACCACAATAACCTCTGACGACAGTCCGGCGATGGCAAAAATCAAGCGATTCATGGCGTTGTACGGCATCGTCGATATAAAGATGCGGATGCTCCGCATTCCCGAATTGAAACGGATCATGGGCTTTCCCCCCGATTACGTTCTCGTCGGGACACAGGCCGATCAAAAGAAATTCATCGGTAACGCGGTCGAGGTCAATATGGCGCGGGTTCTCTGCGAGGCCCTTTGTGCCCGATTAATTGAGGGCGATTGGCGTCCGATACAAATAGCAGCATAATACTATGGCAAAGAGAATTATAACCGCAATCCTTAATCACGACATGGACTTCCTGATTCAT